CTATTCTCCTTTTTCCATCTTTAATAAATCATTCCATACTATAGCCCAATCAAAAACCCAGTCTTCATTTACAATAAAATCGATTACAAAGCTTATAGACTGCTGTATCTCAAGATTATCTGGATTGTTGTCTACAATCTGTACAGCCAAAAACATATAATAGCTTTGGGAATTTATCTCTTTGATTACCAGATCTGCATTACCCTCCCACTCTTCAATGGCATAATATTTTATAGCTTCATACATTGTAGGTATTTCTTTTGCCCAGGCTGCAAATTCATCGAGATTTTCAGCACATAGACTGAAAGCCATCAATAATAGTACCAGTACAATAATTATTTTTTTCAATTTATTCTCCTTTTATCTAAAATATCTATTTATAAGATTAAGCAGCGGACTGAGTAATACACATACTTTATTATGAAAGATCGGATCTGTATTATACCTCTGCCTAAGTTCCTTTAAATCAGGAGATTTTACCTCTTCGGAATGCAAAAGAATAAGATCTTTGATATCTTTCCTCATTTCCGCTATTCCATGAAGTCCAGGAAACCTCCCCTCCGCAATCTTTATCCGTTCAACCAGATACATAATTGCATCAGCTCTTGATACATGGCCTTCCTTGCGTAGGTTATAGGCTATCTGTTTGAAGTCTTCTATATTCTTATCCATAGGCCATACGCCCCTGGGTTCGTTCAGGTTAGCGTTTTCGAATACATCACATTGAATTATGACGTTCTCACTGGTCCCTTCGCCTCCATATTCAATATCCGAATTAACAGCAGGACACTGTTGAAAACATGGATATTTGCATTTATCGCATAGTTTTTTCATTCAATCTCTCCTTATTGATTTATCTTCCATTTTACACCCATAAATTACCAATGTCAAGTATTATCTATAAATAAAATGACCCCCAGGAAAGGAGAATAACCCAGGGGAGAAGCAGAAAAGGAGGTAACTGCCTCCAGTTAAATACTATGTTTTATTTCCTCTTCTGTCAATATCCACTCATTTGAGATCAGTTTAGAGATTAATTCCCGGCCTAATTTTGTATAGACTATCCCGGAAAGAAACTCTCTTTGATGGATCATTTTAGCCTCTCCGATCCCTTGTTTACGATCTCCAATGCCCCTACGCCTGAATGCCATATAACAGGAATTCTCAGGAATGCCGTATTTCCTGGCCCAAAACCTGATAGGATGTTTTCTCCGGTATGTCCATGTATCGAATTCTCTGAGTATTTCTTTATTATAATTATTAACGGTCCCGCATTCCAGACATTCTATTCTAACTCTGTTACGCAAGAGTGCTGCCTTTCTTAGCAGGTTTCCGCATTTACCACAGAATAGATCTCTTTTATTAGTGTGTTTATTATAGCAGGTATATTCCTGGATCCCGGTCATATTAGTCCTTCCGACAGAATAGTGAATGCGATTGCTGCCACTGCTGGAACTTGTCCATTTCCAATGGCTTTAAGTCGGTCCACCCTATGGGCCATCCCATGAGCCACTCTACCCAATCGGGGTTCAGTTGCCCCTGTCCTGCATCTTTGTATTTCTGCCTTTTCGGACTGTTCCCCGCTGTACGAGCCTGTTCCATATCCGCAATCGATACCATTGAGTTTGTCGGTGTTGGGAAGATCTGCCGGATCTGTGTCCCACCAGCGTATACCTGCCGGGCTAATTGATCCGTTCTCTTTCTCTCCGATCCGTCCGGGTTTGTCCCGATCTGACTCATTCCAGGAGAATCCTTCCAATCCCTGGCTGAAGGTGTCGCCCATTTCTTCACTTTCTCTGCTAATACTTTCCCTCCGGTTCCCGGTCTTCTGCTTCCCGGATTGCCTGTTCTCGGAGTGGGCCAAAACTTCTGAGTTACAACTTGCTCTGTCAATCCTCCCGGCACATCCTGACGACCTATGCTTTTCCGATAAGCAGCTCTTTTTTCTCTCTTGCCTTCTGTCGGTGCTATCTGCATAACTGTTGGTGTAAGCCAGTATCCAGATTCGTTTTCTTCTGTGAGGAGCACCAGCGTCATCAGCTCCCAGCACGCACCATCTTGCATTATACCCCAATTCGGCCAGGTCTCCGAGTACAATTCCAAGTCCCCTAGAAGTGAGCATTGGGCTGTTTTCCATGTATGCGAATCGGGGTCGTATTTCGTCAATGACTCTTGCCATTTCCTTCCAGAGTCCTGATTTCTCTCCTTCAATCCCAGCTCCTTTTCCTGCTGCTGAAATGTCAGTACATGGGAACCCCCCGGAAATAATATCAACACACCCTTTCCAAGGTCTACCGTTAAACGTTGTAATATCATCCCATATCGGGAAGAATGGCAAGATTCCATCTCTTTGTCTTTGCAATAAGACTTCTCTGGGGTACTTTTCGATTTCAACCGCTCCGATCGTATTCCATCCAAGTAGTTTTCCACCGAGAATTCCTCCCCCGGCTCCTGCAAATAATGCCAGCTCATTCACATATTCTCCTTTTCCCTCTCAATCTACCTTATCTTAACATGTGTTCACCCCTATGTCAAGCATTATTTTTTCATACCGTTATCCTCACTACTTCATCGATAGATTTTGCGAATTCATCTCCAAATTCATCTCCGAAACCCTGATCAGGTTCTTCTCCTTCTGGTGGATTTGCCCCCTGCCATGCCTGGAGTACTTGCGGACTCTGCAGGCCGGGCACATTAGCCCAATCCTCATCATGTTCTTTTAAATCGTTTTCAACCCTGATTTCATTTAAACTTTTATAAGTTTCAAGCTCTGATTTAATCCCAGTCTGGGTTGCTTCAGCATCATCCTGTTCAAAACCGTGAAAAACTATCTTGAATTTAGGATCTATGCTATCAACAAAGTCCTGGAAATGTTGGCTCAGGAACATTAAAGCATTCCCGATACCTTTATCATCGGAATATTTCCGGGCTTCCAGGGATCCAGACTCAATCAGTTTAGCGCCTTTTTCTGATTTGATACCCATACTCTCAATATCAATTCCAAAAACCGAACCGATGGACATATAAAGCGTATCCTGCCATCTTGAAAACTGCATATCAGCATTGCTTGAACCTAAAGCTTGCCATTGAATAGAAGTCTTATCCCCGGACTTGCCGGAAGGGATGATAGGAATACCCCACTTGCTGACGGCCCCGGATACTCCACCGGGAGACATAACATCAATCAGATAATCTTCAATCTCTTCAACCTCTTCAAATCCAACATCACCGTTTAAGAGTAACATTCCCCTGGGAAGTTTATCTTCAGTAAATGCCCCAGCATTGAAATTAAAACTGTTGATCAATGATACGATCAGATCAACACATTGTTCTATTTTAGAATAACCATATCCGTAATGGAGTATATCGGTCCTGGGATTCTGATATTGGAATAGCATCTGAGGATGTGTGTATTGAGCTACTACCTGCTCTTGGATAGTCTGTACAAAGCGGATATCATTATCGCCCTCATAACCTTCTTCAGTGCAACGGATTATCGTAGCAGCGTCTATGGCTTCAAAAGCTATAAGTTCTCCACCTTTAGTCCAAAGCTTCTCTGTAGCTGTCTGATCAAGCGTTAGAACATCTCTTAAGATCTTCTTAGTATACGTAATAAGATTATCTTCATGGCCTTTACTGATTGCTCTATCCCCGGAAATCTTAGGAGAATTGGTTGCAAGTATGAAAGCTTCAATCTCTTTAGCTTTCTTCTTATCAGCTACAGATGCTTTTGCTTCAGTATCTTTCAACTCGATTGCTAAGCCTCTTTTACCTTTTTCTGAAAGTGGACGCATATACGGCATTGTTTTATCGATAGTATGACCGACTAGTGTGTTCAATAACCATGCTTTTTCGGATATTCTTCGGAAAAGGCGCATTGAATAGCGTCTCTGTGACGACATCAAGCCCCTGGCATAGTCTGAATACCTGGGATCATACATTCTTGATTTAAATTTGTCTCTTTTGGCAATAGAATTCATTGCCTTTCTCATTTCATCTGGTGATACCACGGTTTGCCCTCCTGCCTCTCCTTATGGCTCTATCTAACATAGCATTTCCGGTATTTACCTTTTTGGCATTACCGGGCATCTCCTTTTTTGCCTTATATTGCTGATAAAATCTTGATATTCCTGAACTGTCATCTATTCCGACCGTTGCCAGTGCAAGACTCCAGAATCTATCAGCATGTGAATCTTTCGTACTTCCATCATACTTGTTATACTTCATTGCAGTCAATGTTTTTCGGATACAATGTATATCTGCATGTAATCTATGATTCATAGGAAAGACATAATCTATCCTTTCGCAGCTTAAATACACCTTATTTGCCATATCTTCCTTGCTTTCGTTAGTAAACTGTATTCCATGAGCAACCATAGGGAATTTCTTTTCGGCCCATTCTGCAAAATCCATACCCAGACCATTTCTATCTATCAGGAATTTCCGTATAGGCAAAGAGCTTAAAGCCAGGCTTGCAAATGCTTTTTGTTCATCAAATGGTGTATTTTTGAGTTCATAGCTCATCCAGACATGTTTCTTGCCGTTTATATGGCCTATCAGAGTGAATATAGATGAATCTTTAGTACGGCCCATATCCCATCCAGCATATAATAGACCGTGTATTTCAGGATCATAAGCAGGAGCTCTGACCGATTCAAAGATCGGCTTTCCATCTGGAGTAAACCCGGTACAGATTTCAGGGATATCGACCCCTCTAAGGAATTCGGCTATATTCTGATACTCATATTGTTCTACTTTTTGTGGAGTACAGGACAATATCATCTCAAGACTTATGAAAGCAAGTGTTTCATCAGTGAATTCACACTCAAATTCCTGCATAAACATAGCCTGGGACATTGATACAAATATTTCCTTTAAAGTATCGGTCCCGTATTTCTCTACCTTTTCCTGTATTATCATATCAGGAGCTTTATCTATGGCTTCTCTGACATTCGTACACAATGCTTCAGCCCAGTACCAGGGGATTGTCAATCTTTTGTAATTTTTAAATCTGTTCTCATCTGAATAGATTTCATAAAAAAGACCGGATTTATCTGCAGGTGTAGAACCTATTGAAAGCAGCCCACCCCTTGTCAAACATGGCAGAGCTGATTTATAAACTGCATCATCACTTTGATGGAATGCAAACTCATCAAGTGCGATACCGCCGAAAGGATTTGACGTTCCGAAACCTCTCAAAGTACGATTAGGTAATGATATCAGTTGCGATTTACTCTTTTTGCCTTTATCCCAGAATTCCAATGCTGTCTTAGAATCTGTTGCAATGGGTTTAGCCCATTCTTCCGGGAGATTCATTAAAGCATTCCGGGCATCTGATATCTTATTTACAGCATCATGCATTCCGTAAGATACAAAAACATTTTGATATTTGACTACATCAGGGCAGTTTGACTCGATAATACTTTTTAAAGAAGTTACATAGGACCATCCAATACGCCTGGATTTATTGACTATCAGGAATTTCTCATTAGATCGTAAATACCAGTCCTGCCAGAAATCCAGTTTAAATTCTGGATTCATCTCTGTAAGTGCTGTCGTAGCAATGATTGATTTCTGTTCACCGGTCCACATGAATCAAGTATACAATTTTTTAATAAAAGAATAAACCCTATAGAAGTTCTTCTAATTCTTTTACTGCTTTATAAATAGCATAACATTTTTTCTTAATGAGTTTATATTCCTCTGAATCTTCTTCATGATTACACTGCAGACCTGTTCCGGGACCGGTTGTATACAAGCCTTCGATAAGCGTAAAATAGATTGTATCATCTGTATTTTTATGGGAACTATATACATAATTGACCCAGATGATTTGTGAACAGATTTCCCTCATAGATCCACTATTTGAGTCGATATTATCAATATGTAGTAATTATGTTATAAACGCATTTTGCTTGACAATTGGAACAATGTAGTACTATTATTAATATGTTATAGTAAAAGTATCGTATAGAACTAAAAAAGG